GCTAAAGCGTTTGAATTAGTCGGCAGTGCAAAGCCAGAATTACTTGCGAGTGCTGACGCGCTGGGAGCCGTTACGAAATCAGCTATAACCTTATCCGAGGCATCTGGGGAGACGCTTGAAAGTTCTGTTAATTCGTTAACTGGCGCACTGAATCAGTTTGGGTTGGGTTCAGAATCGGCAGCCAGTACTATTGACATACTTGCGAATGGTGCTAAATTTGGCGCGGCTGCAATTCCTCTTGTATCTGATTCATTAGATAAATTTGGTACTGTTGCGGCTGGGTTCAATGTGACCGTGGGCGAATCAGTAGCAATTACGGAAGCATTAGCTGATAAAAATTTAAAAGGTGCGGAAGCTGGTACTGCATTAAAGGGCGTATTGCTTAAGATGTCGTCAATAAGTGCATTGCCACCAGAGGCATTAAAACAGTTAGAAAAATTTGGAGTAGATACAAGTGTTGTCGCTAATAAATCGCTAGCATTTCAAGAACGATTAGAAGAACTGTCTAAGATCGGCGGCGATGCTACTGCTATGATAAAGGTATTTGGAGAGGGCAATGTAACGGCCGCAGGAATACTACTAAACAATACATCAAGGGTCGCAGAACTTACGGATCAAATGACAAAAGGAGGTGCCGCCACTGCTCAAGCCGCTGCGAATAATAACACGTTTGCAAAACGATTAGAACAACTGTCTAACGCTTGGACAAATATATTCACAAGCAGCAAGCAAGCAACAGGGGTACTTGGAATATTTAAAGATGCTATAGTATTTTTAACTGATAATTTGGGAACTGTTGTTAGCGTTGTCGGTGGTGTAGTTGCTGCGTTTTTAGCGTTGAAGACTGGTGTCGCAGCCGTATCAATAGTAACAAAATTAGCGGAAGTTGCTAATTGGGGTTGGAATAAAGCATTATTAGCAAACTCGGCTTCTATGGCGCTTCTAGGTATTCCGATCTTGGCGGTAGTTGCTGGTATTGCACTTTTGATTTCTGGAATAGTAGCCTTTAAAAACAATTGGGACAATATCGCAAACGCAGACGGATTTATAGAAACCTTTAAAGCCGTGGGTAGCACTATTTTTGACATGGTGTTAATGCCACTGCAAAAAATACTTGAAATAATTGACAGCATTACAGGTACTAATATGGCTCAGAGCATAGAGAATATTAGAAGTAGTATTGGTATTGCAGGCGCTAAAAACGAAGAAGATAAAGCGGCAAAAGATGCAGAAGATAAAGCGTTTGATGAAGCCATATCGTCTACTATAGCGGCAGCAAATGCAAGAGATGCATTAAATTCACTCCCATTAGCCGCTGGTGCTAGTAAAACATCTGACCCACTTGGATCTAGTCCATTGGCCGCCTCCGCTGCCGCCGCTGGTGGTGCAAGTGGCGAGCTATCTGGCGGTGGAACTAAAATAACATCGGCCGCGCCAAAGACATTTAACCTAACAATAGAAAACTTAGTTAAGGAAATAAATAATAATAATCAAACCATAGAAGAAAACATGAACGAGGCTGCGAATGTAATTAAATCGGCACTTCTTGGAGTACTTAACGACGTACAAACTGAACTAAACTAATGGCAGAACTTTCAGATTTTATACCAAGTAAGGGGATAAAAGTAGCCGAAGATCCTATTTCGTTTCAAAGAGGCGTTGGGACTAAAGTTCAAGCAGCTTTTCCAGCCTTTGTGCGAACGGCGGCACTTACTGCGGCGCAAGCGGTTGTATTTACTAGGTCAAAGGTTCGCAAGGAAAAGACAGACATCGAATCTTATCTCGGCACACCAGTATTTGCACAAGTACAGATTCAAGGTGGCAGCTTTTTTGAATTAGAAGACACGACGGGCGAAAATCCTATAGAATTTGAGGGAATTGTAATGCAAACAGTCCTTGTTGATGTTTCTATGAGTAAAAACATTGTGAAAACATCTATTCAAGGCCGCGATGGTACTGTAAAAGAATATATTTCGAAAGGTGACTATATTATTAATATGACTGGCAACATCGTAGGGCAGACAAAAGGCAATACCATTGAGGGTATCGGTCAAGTATTCCCCAAGATAGACACGGAAAAGCTTATAAAAATATGCGAAGTTCCTGAAGCTATTACCATTACAAGCGAATTCTTACAGTTATTTGGCATTAACGAGGTGGTTATAGAGGATTATAAATTTGCTGAGAAAGAAGGGTTTAGAAATATGCAGCCATTTCAAATATCAATGTCAAGCGATACGCCAATTAATCTTGAGGAATTATGAAAAGATTAGTTTGCGAAGTAACACTAGGTAATTATAGATTTAATTATACCAATAAAATAACTATTGAAAAAAGCTTTGACAATATGACCGACAAGGCGACTATTACAATGCCTAATAAGTTCTTAAAAGACAATAAAGCGATCACCGTAGGGACTGATAACGTATTTAATCGAAATGATGCCGTTACTATTAAAATGGGTTACTTCCCTAATCTTGTAACCGAGTTTACTGGATTTATTTCTAAAATTACGCCCGACTCACCTTTAAAAATAGAGTGCCAAGATAGGATGTATTTATTAAAGCAAAAAAATATAGCTTCTAAGTCATTTAAAAGTACAACCATTGGCGAAATAGTCAAACTAATTGTACCAGATGAAGACATAATATTTGATGACGAAAATGCACACATAGGAGCGTTTGAAATCGATAACAAAAGTTTTGTAAATGCTGTTTCTGTCTTCGAGGTGTTAAAAAAACAATTTGGATTTAAGATATTTTATAAAAATGACGTATTACAGGTAAGAATACTGCCGAGTATATTATCTCAAAAAGGTGACGAAATAAAGCTTGGTTTTCAAAAGCATATAATTAGCTCTCAATTGCAATATATAAAAGAGGCCGATGTAGACTTGGTAATTAAGGCGGAATCTATTTTAGACGACAATAAACGGATTATATTATATGGGTCTAAGGACAATGGCAAGGTGCGTATAACCAAAGACGCTCAGGCTACCGCACAAACCAAACCGCTTGTTGTGTATAATTTCACAGAGGCTCAATTAGAAAAAGAAATAGAAAGGCGTATTGACGAATTTATATTCGAGGGATATACGGGTAAATTTACAACCTTTTTAGAGCCTAGATTTGATCCAGAAGACAAAGTAACCCTAATCGATAACAAGAATCTGGAGCGAAGCGGCACTTATTTGATTAAATCAATAGTAAAAGAGTTCGGAGTAAACGGAGGTAGGCAAATTATTGAACCAAGAAACAAAATATCATAATGGAATTGGATGAAGTAATAGAGCTATTTACTCACAGGGTAATAAATAAAGAACGGTTTTATAGTCAATACGGTACTGCAAAAGATGTTGATAAAGATACAAGGACATGCACATTCGTGCCAGCTGGAGACGATGCAGAACGTTTTAACATTAGGCTTCAGGCTACAATGAGCGGAAAGCTTGGTTTTATAATAGTCCCCAAAGAGGGTAGCGATATAGCCGTAACATTTGTAAACAAGTCAACTGGTTTTGTTTCCTTGACTACTGAGGCCGAGAAAATACTGATTGACACGGAAACTTTCCAGATGAACGGCGGCGAAAAAGGTGGGCTTATCAACGTAGAGGATCTGATTAGCAAGTTAAACGCGATAGAAAAAGACTTGAATAATTTAAAAAAAGCGTTTGCTTCATGGGTTCCCGTGTCTCAGGATGGCGGCGCAGCACTTAAAGTATTATTAGCTCAATACTCAGGTAAATTATTTTTAGAAACGAAAAGATCAGAAATTGAAGATACTAAAGTAACGCATTAATGAAAACCCTAAACACAATATCATCTTGGGTGCTCGCTCCGAAATACGGAAGCGCGATGTTCGCATTGCGCTTTCGGGGTGGGCTTTTAAAATAGGATTATGGCAGCACAGGACATGGAATTTTTAGAAGATTTAACTATTGAAAACGGAGACTTCAAGGTAATAGAATCAGACCAGCAACATATTGAGCATATAATTACGGCTCGGCCTGGGCATTTTTACGAATACCCTACATTGGGGGCTGCAAAAGATGACTTGATTAATTCTAGTGAAACACGCCAAAGAATAAACCAAGTTATAACTGAAAACCTAGAGCAAGACGATTACACAGTAAAGGATATAATAATAGTAAGGACAGAAGATATTACATCGATTGAGATAGACGCAAAACGTAGAAAATGATAGCACAAGACGATCAAAATATACTTGATATAACACTCTCGCAGTTTGGGACGCTTGACCATCTGTTTACCTTAATAAACGATAACGGACTAACTTTTAATAGTAAATTAAGTTCAGGGCAAGAACTTATTATTAATAATTCAGGCGTTGGCAATAATAATATTAAGAATTTTGTAATTTTACATAAGGTTTCATATAATAACAACCAAGGCGCATCCGTTACGCCGTTGGATGGAGGCGATTTTAATATCGACTTCTCAAATGACTTTTTCTAATGGCAGTAAAATCAGTAGTAGACTTAAAGAGTTTTATAAACTCTAATATAACATCAAACGGGACAGGTGCTAATACGGGGGCTAATTTAAACACCCTATTAATAGACGTGGTAGATAGCTTTTTTAGCGTAATAAGTACCCCTGCTGTTTTGGGTTCTGGTGCTACGGACAGAATAGCTAGGTGGTCAATTAGCACAACGGTAGAATCTGGAACTTGGACAAACGCAGGCAATGTATTTGCTCCAGTTGCCAATAATTCGTCTTTGGGTACAGCGTCTTTAGGTGTGCAGGGATTCTTTGCAGCGGCTACAACAACGACAGCCCCAATTACGCTCAAATCAAGTGCGGCAACTATTCCAACGGGAACAAATAGAAAAGCTGGTATGATGTTTTTTGATGGCACGTCTTTTTTCGGACATCTTACAGACAATGCAGCGGCGACTGATTTTCTAAGCGCAAGCGTTCCGATTACAAGTAGCGTTATTCCAAAAGGCACTGGCTCTGGCGTTGTTGACGGTACGTGGGAATTTAGCGGAAATACATTATTACCCACTACAACGGGTTCAGATATAGGCGTTGCAACAACAAAATTAATCAAAACGATTTGGGGTGTCGAAGCGACATTTGGGCAATTAGCCGCAGATACTGGGGCGTTATATTTAGCACATCCAGACTATTTTAATGTAGACGATTTTGCATTATACCAAAGCGGCTTCGACGGGCAAACGTATATTAACAGTCCCTTAAGTATTCAATTTACCGTAAATGGAACTATCGCCGAATTCGAAGAGACAAAAGTTAGACTAGCTATAAACCCCAATCAAACGGTAGAAATAGGAAACGCGATAGGCAGCGCAACGGGAGCCTTAATATACACGGCTGGACGTGGCGACACTAGCGCAACTTTTAACCAAGATTGGGCTAATAGTTCAGAAGTGGTACTTGCTAGAATGAGGGACGACGGGCGTTTCGGTGTTGGGACAACTACCTTGACGGCCTTGATTAATGCTGGCGCGTCAACAACGTCCGCAGCTAGTTTAAACGTGTCAAGCGGTGCAGCACCTACCAGCCCCAATAATGGTGACATTTGGAGCGAGTCTGGCGTTCCAAAAGTAAGATCAAACGGAGTTACCAAGGATATAGGCGCAGCCCCTCAAATTGTTGGCGGCGTAACCCTTTCTTCAAGTTCAAATACTAACATATTAAACGGGACTTATGTAATATTGGCAGACACCACGGCAGTCTCTTCGGTCACTTCTGGAGTTGGTCAAGATTCAAACTGGACATTAGAAGTAACACAGGCAGGAATAACAAACCAAAAAGGGGTTGTAGCGTTTACGGGAAACCTAGAAAAAGATGCTGGCGGCGGTAAAAATTA